GCGCTGGCTTTTCAGGAGCCTTAGCGACTACTTTAGCCATCTCCTCCCGACTAGGACGCTTTCCTTTAGGAGCATAGCCCGCATTTGCAAGCGCTCGGCCAATAGCTGATGTCTCGCAATTCTCCAGTGCACTAGTTTGATTAACACCGCGAGTGCTAACTGTTTCCTCCGCGTACCCTGTGGCCCATGCGACACTATCAGCTGCATTCTTGAACAGATATGCTTTAACAATATATCGAGTAGCTTCCACGACTTCCAACTCAGTTGCAATGCGAAAATCTGCATAGTCCTTAATAAACTTTTCAAGTCGTACCTCCACTGGCTCGTAATCGGCAAGGTTAAACATATAACTCATTCTCCTCTGTTTTGAGTTGTCCAGCGATTGCTAGATAACTGGCTCCATCAATCCATGAATCGACTCCAGATCCATCTTCGATAGTCCTGGCGATTTTGACCAGCGATAGGATAACTGCGACTTGGTAATCTTCAACTGGCATTTCAAGGTAGGCACTAACAAGTCGTGCGGCTCGTGCCATATTGTCACTTGGGTGACCATAACTGAGTCCTCTGTCCGAGTAAAGGTCAGTGGCAGAACTGAGTATCTCTGCATGCTTCATTATTCTTCCCAGAATTCTTGACGAGATAATGCTCGTCCTCTGTGCCAGCCATCGCGTACTCCACGATCATAGCCTTGACGATATGATGAGAATGACATGACTACAAAGCTGATAACAGCTCCTATCATGCATATCACAAATAGTTTATCGTTATTACTCATGCTGCTCCCTTATGCCAATACCCTTGATTGACTTAGGATTAGTGTTACATAGCTGTACCCACATTGTGCGCACATTTTGATAACAATTCGATAACGATTATGTAAGGTTTTAGTGAAACCTTCTATATTCAATAACATATAGATGTGAGGTTTAAGCGTACAACTTCCCGTACAAGGTGAAGGAGCCATCCTTATTGATAGGTACTAGCATGGGTGAAACATGGTCTCCATGAGTCTCTATGATTGCCACGCTCATCTGCCAGTTAGCACTACCAGCCTTGAGATAAGAGGCTTTCTTCTTATCCATGACATTTCCTGCCTCTAAGCCCCAAAGAGTCCTGTATGAGGCTCCTATGCCCTCTGTGAAGGCTGATATGCCTGCTCTGTGAGTGTGTCCACAGACTACAGACTTGCCAAACTTCTTAGCCAGGCCAAGAGCTGTAAGTCCAGCATTGGAGTTCATTGAGCCTTCATCGCCATGTACTAAGACCCAGCCTTTATGAAACTCAAATGGCTTCTTATGAAATCTAATCCCTAGTCCTGCGAAGTCCATAAACTTGGCGTACTCAAGCTCTGGGAGTCCGATAAGGCTAGGAGCTCGTAATAGCGTATGGTAGAGCCTGTCTGTGTGATTACTTCTAGTGACATCTGTTGTGCCGAGGTCATAGAGAATATCCTGTGCAAGACTTCTGTCAGCATCTAATGTGCCTTCCCACTCTAACTTAGTACCCTGAGCCCAGCGAGACTGACTCTGCATATCTAACTCATCGCCTGTATTGAGGATGAGGTCAAACTTCTCACGCTTTACTAATTTGATAAGATTCTTAACGGCTTGCTCATGGTGATACGGAATCTGTAGATCCGATATAACTAGATAGCGGCGTTTAATCATCGTCCTCATCTTCGTAATCGCCGAACCTGTTTGGATCGACTGGGTCTGGCAATATCCAAGCAGGATAAGACTGAGGTTCAGTAATCATAAACATGGCTACATCTTCTTTGAAGCCTGCTCGTTTAAGACTACAGAAATACTCATAGAGCCCAATGCAGTAAGCATCAAGCTTTGAGTATCCTTGTTCCTCTATTGCCTTAGTTGCTCTTCTTGCCATGAGATTAGTGTCACCTCTCTAGGAGCGAAATGATTGTCTCGACACGCACTTCAAGTCTGCTAATTCTATCATTCATCGAGCTTCCGCCATTGGGCTTTAACTCTGCTAGGTAGTGCTTTACTAACCAGCGTACTGATCCAATAAATGAACCAATAATGGTCGTAGCCGCAACTGCAAGTGCTGCGATGTCCACTGCACTCATTACTCTTTAGAGGCTGCAACTGTTTTCTTGTTCTCTAAGCGTTGTGTATATTCGCCAAGACCAAGTGAAGACAGTACAAAGATAACGGCTGCATTTGCATCGATGTCAGGATTCAAAGCAGTAATGATGAGCACTACTGTAGATGAAATCCAAGCAGACACTCTTGCAGGATGATTGTGTAGTAGTTCTTTGATTCTTTTCATTATTCTCCTAGTTTGGCTAACTCTTCTTGGTGGACTGTGATTGCATTGTCAAGGATTGCTAGAGCATCGTCAGCTGCTTGAACAGCCTCTGGGTTGCCTGCTGATACTTCCTTGTTCAATGTGTGCTGGTATGCCTCAGAAGCGAACTGAGCAATGCGCTGCTCAAGGATTGACTTCTTCTGGTCGTTGCTTAGTAGTGATGAGTAGTCCATGATGCTCCTTATTGTGGGATGTTGTCTAAGATTGTAGTTTCTGCGCCAGCGGCTCCAGCGCGTACAACCAACTTAAGTGTTCCTGCATTTGTTCCATCTCTGAAATATACACGAGCATTGTTCGCGCCTGGGGATGCTGATTGTGCATTCGCTTTGAGGAATCTCAATGATGTTCCAGAGTTTTCTGTGCCAGCAAAAGCATTGCCAGCGATTCTCAAGAATCCAGCGGATGTGTTAAGGTCGCCAGATGTTGTAAGCGTTCCAGTAGAGTTGATGCTTACTAACACGCTTCCAGCACTATTTCTCCACTGTTGTAAATCGGCCGTCTGAGAGGCTGCGCCCTTAATAATTGACCCAATCGTTGCAGGGTTTGAAAGAGTATTAATTGTGTCGCCAGTTTGACCAATTCTAAATACTTCAACGTTTCCAGTATTATTGATTGTAATCGCTGCTACACCGTTGGCTGCATCACCAAGTTGAGTGATACTCATTGCGTTACCAGTTGTATTTCCACGTAAGAATGTAGCGGCAGTAACTCGTACAGCAGTATTGTCGGTTGAATAATGCACGAATGCGGTTGCATTTTGAACAGTAAAAGCAGCGGAACCAAGTGCAGCACCGCCGTTTCTACCAAATACAATATTTCCACCGCTTGTTATGTTGGTAAGAACCGTACCTGCAGAGTTCTGCCACTCTTGGAGATTGGCCGTCATAGAGGCTGCGCCTTTAACAATCAAACCTTTTGTCGAAGCACTTGCAGTTGTAATCTGTTGAACGCCACCTGTAAATGTATTGGCAGTAGATAGCAATGGGATTGTGGTCCATTGAGTGTTGTAGTTTGTGGAGTCAATCTTTGTCAGAGCTTGACCTACTGTGCCGCCTGTTACTACTCCTTGGCCGTTAGTACCATTGGAACCTGCTGCACCAGTTGCACCTGTCGCTCCTGTTGGTCCAGTTTCGCCTTGAATGCCTTGTGCACCTTGCGCCCCTGGTGGGCCTTGAATACCTTGTGGGCCTTGTGGGCCTTGAATACCTTGTGGGCCTTGTGGGCCTTCAGGACCTTGTGGGCCTTCGGGTCCTCCTGCTGGTCCTGCTGGACCGCGCTCACCTTTAGGACCTGGGAAGAGATTGTTAGAACTGATTGTGACTCTACCCATTTGTGCCTCCTAGCATTGGAATGTTAAAAAACGAACTATCTTCATCCGCAGTCTTCTCAAAGGAGATATGGATGTGATGGGTGTGGGAGTTGATTCCTGAATACTTGACCCATCGCCAAAGGGATTTGCGTGAGCAGATTTTGCCCATGTGGATAATATAAGATATTCGTCCAGAGGATTTTCCATACGCTCGTAGTTGATCCGCAAGATATACGGATGTGCCTTTTCTTGCATCCAAGTTAGAGTCAATGTCGATGGCGCGTACCCAGCCATTAGCATCTGGATTGTGGTCAGAGATAGTCGCAGAGTGTCTGGTATCACCGAGCCAACCATCAGAGCTTCTATCTCTATCCGCGAAGGAATCATCTATCTGCTCTCTTAGTTGGACGGCTGATTTAGATAGGCGTGGTTTCACTTGGGAAGAATTCCCCTCCATCAATACCTACTGGATATAGCCAACCATCTGTGTAATCGATGTACTTATCAGGATTAGCCTTTAATACTTTGGCTTCAACGCCGACAATGATATTAACAACTTTGCCATCTTCAATAACTGCATAAACTCTCATGCCCAGTACTCCACATCGATTGAACCTGCTCCACCTACAACGCCGTTAGCAGCTGATGTGCCTTTAGCATAAGGAGAGTTGTCTACTGAGTTATTAGCAGTAGCTGCATAAGCCTGACCAATAGTTGCGCCATAGACCCCACCTGCTCCACCTGTGGCAGAAGTTGCTCCTGTGAATGTAGTTGTGCCACCAGCACCACCATCTGTTGAAGCACCAGTACCAGCAGTACCGCCTGCGCCAATAGCGTAAGTAGCAGTACCACCAGGAGTTACAGTTGTGTTAGACATCATGACCTGACCACCACCAGCACGACCAGCAGTTTGATAAGCAGTTCCACCACTTCCACCGCGAAGGGTCACATTGACATAAGTCACACCTGCTGGAACGCTCCAAGATGTACCTGAAGTCAGAGTAGTAATGAAGCGAGTTTTAGGAGTTGCTGGAGGTACTGAGTTGATTCCCATTATACGATCTCCACACCTGTGACATGGAAGTTCACAGTAATGGCTGAGGCTCCACCTTTAACTACTTCAGTAGTAGCTAGTGTTTGCTTGCAGTCAATGTAGATTGTCGAGTTAGCAGCAATAGCAGTTGTAGTATGTAATGAAGTAGGAGTTGCTGCTGTGCCAAGTGAAAGAGTAAAGGTAGCAGCTGAGCCAGCAGTATTAGTCACCGCTATGTTGGTCACAACTGTTTTAGTTGAGGCTGGTACTGTGTAAAGGAGAGTAGTAACTGTTGTAGTTGCTGCGCCTCTGAATAGTGTTTTGCTTGTTACTGCCATTATTGTGCTCCCATAATTAAGAGGATTGAGTTATCTTGGACTGTTGTATCGATTGCATTGCCTAGAGTTCGCATGGCTAATGCACCATTCTTAACGAATGATGTATCGTCAGGCTCGGTCCAGCCATAGTTGGTGCTAGTTGCCATGTTGCTCCTTATTCATATAGATACCATTGTATCGTAGCCCCGACTGCATTCCACGCTGTTGTTGGATCTACATCCTGCCAGCGAGTAGGAGTCAGTGAGTAGGTAGAGTCAGTAGTTATCATCGAAAGGCTAGTCTGAACCCTGCTTATGCTAAGAGTCCATCCTTCAACGAATCCTGTGTACACACTGGGAGTCAAGGCTAACGGCAGA